AGGGATACATCTACGTGATTGATGACCCAATGGTTGTGTTTGAAGCTCAGTTTGATAGCACGGGTCCTACCCAAGCCCAACTGTCTATGAACGCTGCTGTAACAATCTCTGCTGCTAGTCAGACTTCTTTGTCTCCGAGTGCTCCATTCTCAGACATGGTTTTGACTGGTCCCGCTGTGACTGCTACTCTGCCAATCCGCTTGTTGGGCGCTGTACAGAGTCCTGAAAACGTGCTTAATGGCGCTTCTGCTACACCTTATATTCGTGTTCTGTGCAAATGGAACTACCACGAGTATGGTGTTATTGGTTCTGCCTCTGGCACTGTTGTCAATTATCTCGCCGTTTAAGGAGCACACATCATGGCTGGAGTTATTACTACCGCATCGCACCCCAAGGCCCTATGGCCTGGTATCAAAGCTTGGTGGGGTCAGACCTACAACGAGCATCCTGAAGAGTTTTGTGATTTGTTTGATAAAGACACATCTACTCAAAACTACGAAGAAGATGTCCAGTTGTCTGGTTTTGGTCTTGCACCAGTAAAAACTGAAGGTGCTGGAACAGCATACGATTCAGAAATCCAAGGCTTTACGACTCGCTATACGCACGTTGCTTACGCAATGGGCTACATTGTGACGAAAGAAGAAATGGATGACAACCTGTATGAGCAGGTTTCTAAGAAGCGTTCTGCTGCTCTTGCAATGTCTTTCCGTCAAACGAAAGAAAACATTGCTGCTAATGTCTACAACCGTGCTTTTAACAGTACTTATCTTGGTGGTGATGGTGTAGCTCTTGCAGCTACTAACCATCCAAATACCTCTGGTGGTACGTGGGCCAATAAAGCAGTTGTAGATGTGGACTTGTCCGAAGCTGCTTTGGAAGACGCAGTTATTGCAATCATGGGCATCCAAAATGACCGTGGCCTGCTTGTAGCAATTCAACCCGATAGCTTGCATATTGCTCGCCAAGAGTTGTTCAATGCTCAACGCATCCTTAACTCTGACTACCAAACTGGTAATGCCAATAATGACATCAACGTCATGAAAAGTGGCAACTACCTGCCCGGTGGCTTTAAGGTCAACCACTACTTCACAAGCCCTCACGCTTGGTTTATCCGTAACACCATTCCCGGTGGTACTGGTATGAAGTACTACGAGCGTCATGCCATTGCCTTTGATCAAGACAATGACTTTGATACTATGAACGCCAAGGCTAAAGGCTACGAGCGTTACTCGTTCGGCTGGTCTGATCCCCGTGCAATCTGGGGTTCTAACGGTCCGTAATCTAGCTTACGCTAGGTACGCAACCCTCTTAGATCAAAAGTCTAAGGGGGTTTCTTTTTAAATGTTACTAGGAACAATCATGTCATTCCCTCGTGAACAAGAAAAAGGTAAACGTCCTGATCCTGGACGTATCCCCCATAAGATGTAAGTAGTACAATCCGCACTGTCCAATGACGCTCTCTACAAAAGAGAGCGTTGTTTTTAACAACGTCAAAGGAACACACCATGTCAGCTCCTACCCGATTTCTTAGTGGCGTAGCCACTGTCCCTGCCAGCGAGCCTCTTGGCAACTACCCACTTCCAGATCCGTTTCACACAGGTGGTAACTCTGGTTTGTACGTTGCAAGCTACGCTAACGACTTCTTCAACATCGGTTCCACCACTTTGGATTGGACTATTGTTGGCACATCTTCTACCTTCACTATTGCTAGTGGCGTAGGCGGTGTTGCATTGGTAACTCCAGGTGGTACAACCACCACAACTACTGTGGCTTCTACCCACTCTGGTTTCCAATTTGCTGCTGGTCAAAAGTTTTGGTACGTCTGCCGTATCAAAATGTCGGCAATTAGCTCAACTAAAGCATTTACCTTTGGTCTGCAAAAAGGTGCTGGTGCAACTGGTTCTGCTACTGATGGCATCTGGTTTACTAAGCCTGCTTCTAGCACTAGCTTGAACCTGATCTCGGAAGTTGATGGCACTACCACTACTCTGGTAACTGGCGTTACTACTGTTGCTGCTGATACATACGTTGACGTTGCTTTCTACTACGATGGCATTGACATGTTGGTGTATGCTTCTGATGCAGTTGTCGCTCGTATCACTGCTCCCACTATTGGTGCTACAGCCACTACTTTGACTGATGAGTTGTTGAACGTTGTATTTAACGTTGTTCCTACTGCTACTGACACTTTGTCTATTGACTACGTGTTGGTTGCCCAAGAAACTCTTCGTTAAACTGACTCCACTACACTTGTGCATGTGTGCAGGTGTAGTGCTATGTTTGTCTAATGCTTAAAAGCAAATAGGAGTCTGAAATGTCTGATGTATTTATTAAGAGTGGCGAACAACCTCGTTACTTTGCTTTTAGTGGAGTAAATTCTACAACCTCTAACTTAGCATCCTCACCTATCTATAAAGAAAGTCCCTACGGTACTTTTCAAGCTATCGTCACTGGTACAGGTGCTGTGACTGCAACTGTTGCTGTCCAAGTATCTAATGAAGCTGCTACCTTTAATGGTACTAAGTCTAATTGGATTACTATGGGAACTATTACATTGTCAGGAACTACAACAGCCACAGATGGTTTTACAACAGTTTGTCCTTGGCGTTATGTACGAGTCAACGTAACTAACGTTACTGGCACTGGCGCTACTGCTGAAATCATTATGGGTGTGTAATCATGGCTGTTGCTACTACAAACCTTTATGGGGCTTTTGATAATCCTGGAGATTTTGGGATTACCGAATACGGAGTAGCTACTGATAAATATGGGGTCATCCAAGACCCCATTACATCTACTGGCACACTGTTACTAGAAACAGGTGATGATCTGCTGCAAGAAGATAGCAGCTATATCTTGTTGTAATTTAGGACATCTATGACTTCAACTGTATTTACAAGTGGAACAGTTATTGTGTCTCCTTGGCTCAATGACGTTAACAATGCCACGTACAACGGAGCAGCAGTTTACACCCCAGCCGGTACAGGCGCTGTTGCAACTACGGTGCAGACTAAGCTGCGTGAGAGTGTGAGTGTGTTGGACTTTGGTGCTGATCCTACGGGAGTAGCCAACAGTACAACCGCTATTTGGAATGCGATTATTTCACTTAGGGCAAACCCAGTAACTATCCTTGACACCATTGGCGGCAGCAACATTACGGCGTATTCATCTGGAGTTGTAAATTTCCCACCTGGGATATTTAAAATCTCGCCTGATTCTTTACAAATATACCAAGATTTAGGACTAACTCTTAGAGGTTCAGGAAGCCGCCGCACTAACAACGCTGTTAGAGCTTCTACGACATTGTTAATTTCAGGCACATCAAGTGGCTTTGGTATTCAAGCCTATCGCAGCGGTGGACGGGGGTTGACGCTTGAAGACATGGATATTTGCTACGAAACGTCAGCATTTACTGGCAATGTGCTTGACGTTTACGATGCTCCCGGCGTAACTGCAAACCGGTGTTTTTTTGGGACTTACGGACTTACCGCAGGAACTCGACTTCAAACAGCAGCGTCTTGTGTTCGCAGCACTTACGATGAATTCATGCACTTTAATGACTGCGTGTTTGACGGTGCTGCTTTGGGTTGGTGGTCGGATGACATTAGAGTTTTTGATGCCAACACCTTCGGGGGTTCATTGACAAAGTTTGACTCCTGCGTGTTTTACGACTTTGCCAATAATCACATTTACCACGGTGGTACAAGAACAAGAACTGGGCTTGTTCTGAGTAACACGGCATTTAATCCAATCTCGGTATCCCCGACAAGCACTTGTTTAAACATTGACAACGTAGAAGCCCTAGACGTTTCCGGTTGTGGTTTTGCAGCATCAGTGTCTAGCGCGCCTGCTGTGCAGTGGCTTCGCGTTACAAACTCCACGGGCAGTTTGCGATCAAACTTTGTTGATGATTTGGCTCCAGCAGGTCAAGTTTCTGGGATGCTAGATATTACAGGTAACAGATTTGCAGGAACCAATGGCTTAACGGTACTAAGTGGTGTTATTACTGGTAGGTCAAATGAATTTAGTGCAGGCACTTACGGATGGATCATTGCTCCAACAGGTAATTTATGTTTTGAAATTGGCCCTGACTTATTTAAGGCTCCGCTAACAAACTCATACCGCATAGCGGCTGACTCAGCATTTTTGGCTGGGATGATTCATTACGACTCTGCATCGGATGCCTCGGCAAGCAAATTTACAAATGCTTCTAGCCGTGTTTCCATTCAAAACGTAGATGCAAAATATTTTTCTGTTGCAAGCACGCCGTACACAGTTTTGATAACAGATACAAACAGAACAATACTTGCGACTGGCGGCTCAAACCAAGCATTCACTTTGCCGACACCAATACCCGGCACGACGCTATCTATTGCCAAAGTTTCAAGTGTTAATCTTGTTGTGACTTGTGCTGGCGGTACAAATTTCTATGGGCAGAACTCGTCGGCGCTCACAGTTGCAACCGCTACAGGGGCCGCAATGGGGACACTGACCCTTGATGCTTATGCAACGGTCGGCTGGATCGTCAAGTCACAAGTTGGCGCATGGACATATTCATGACCCACACCGCCACCGGCCTAATATCTAAGGTATAAATTATGGCAGATACTAAAATTTCCGCATTGACAGCATCTACTACCCCATTAGCAGGTACAGAGGTATTGCCAATTGTGCAAAGCGGCACGACTAAAAAGGTCAGTGTTGATGATTTAACAACAGGTAAAACTGTACCAGTTGGTGTTTTGTCAGTTACTGGTACTATTCCACGCATAACAGCGGACATGAGTAATGCAACTCAAGCTAACCGCTTGATGTTTCAAACCACTACTGCAAATGCAACATCTTCTGTTGGCGTGATTCCTAGTGGTACAGGCACAAGTTCTAGACTCAATTTGTTTAACAGCAGTGATCCTGACAATGCAGGATATGCCCAATTTAATTCAAGCACCGCAGCAACAATCATTAACTCGTTAAAATTAGGCACAGGCACAACGCTCCCTATCCGTTTGCAAATTGATGGGTCTACTCAAGCCGAATTGTCAACTACAGGTAATTTGACCCTATTCACAGGCAACCTCGTCATTGGCACATCTGGCAAAGGCATTGACTTTTCTGCAAACTCAGGCACTGCTGGCATGACCAGCGAATTGCTAAACTGGTATGAGGAAGGTACTTGGACACCCACACAAGGTGCAGGGCTAACCGTTGTAGGCGCGTTTAGTTCAGCAGGAACATACACGCGCATTGGTAGACTGGTTACTGTCAAAGGTAACGTTGATGGGGCTACATCTATTATTGTTGCTTCTGGTGGTATCTTATGCGGTGGTTTGCCGTTTACATCATCAGGTAATTCTGTTGGTGGTCTTACGGTTAGTAATATCAACCAACGAGGAAATGTTGTAACCATATCGTCAAGCATTTATAGCGTGCAGACAACAACGGCTGACACATCTATAATTTTTACCGTTACATATAACGTCTAAATAGGAACTGAAATGTCTTTGACCAAAGTTTCTTACAGCATGATTAAAGGCGCGTGCGCCAACGTCCTTGATTTTGGCGCTGTGGGTGATGGCACAACTAATGACACTGCCGCAATTCAAGCGGCTGTAGATAGCTTAGCCTCTACCGGCGGCGCAGTTTATTTTCCTACGGGCACATATAAGGTTGTCCCCCCAACGGCCACCACAGGCTGCATTTGGGTTCATTACAACAACATCACATTATTTGGTGATGGCGCTGCGTCTGTTATTACTACTGGCACAAGCAATTCAGCAGTACCAATTCACGTATGCTCAAGCAATGATCTAAGTATTTCCCCGTCATCCATTTCAACCGCAGTTCAAAATTTTGTTTGCCATGACCTTGCAGTAAATGGTTCAGGTGTTTCAACGTATTACGCGCTTGCGTATGGCAGAGGTATTTTGATGCGGGTAGTGACAAACGCAATCGTAGAAGATTGCTTTGTGACTAACATGAGCATGATTGGTATTTGCTCTGAAGGTGGTAACGGCAAGTTTTTGGTTAACGGAAATATCGTTACAAATTGTTTTTACTCCGCTATCAATTACAACGGGCGTAGCTATCAATCTATCATTAGCAACAATATCTGTTTTGGTTCAAATGCAAGCGTTAACTCAGTTGCAATTCAAGCCAATGGCCCTTGCACTATTGAAAACAACACGGTGTATGGTAGCCCTGGCGATTTCGCTAACTGCGGCGGCATCATGTGGGGTGAAGGCCCATACTCAGGCGTAGGCATTATTAGCGGCAACATTGTTAAACAATGTCGATTTGGCATAAAGACAATCTACAACGGCCCATGCACAATCACTAACAATTTAATTGTTAACTGTTTAACTTTAGGTGGCATTGTTTTGGTCGGTGGAACGGCTACATCTTTTCCTGTTGGTTCTACTGACAATATTGTTGCAAACAACACTCTCATAAACAATTACCCAACTCAAATTGATTGTTCTGCGCCTAACAGCATTATTGACGGCAACAGATTGCTTGGAAATTATGTTGCTACTAACCCGTCAGGGTCTACTGAACCCGATGCAATTATTACCTACATACCAGAAATTGCTATTGCAATAGGCGCTAATTATTGCGCTATAACTTGCAATATTATTAATGGTTCTGTTAGAGGCATTGTGCAAACTGAAGGAAATATTTTAGGTGTTGTAGCTAACAACGATATGTATGGTATTAGCGCAGGAAACATGGCTGTGGCTACTGCAACAAGCGTTATTTGTGCAACCACAGGATTAGTAAACCGTATAGCAGATGGAACAGGGCTATATCAATCACAATTGATTGCTTTGTCAAAACCAACTGAAGGTTTTTGGGTCGCAGGCGATATTTGGAACCGCTATCCTTTGGTTACAAGTTCAACATTGGGCGCTGTTGTTCTCGCCGTTGTAAGCACAACAACAACTGCTACCGCTATTGCTGGCGCAACATCAATTACAACGGCTGCTGCCCCATCTGCTGCGGCTGGAAATATTTTAGGTATCCAACTTGATAACGGCGCATACCATTGGACAACCACAACAAGTGTTGTCGGCGCAACGGTAAACTTTTCTGCTGCTATTCCTGTTGGGCGATCTGTTGCAAATGGAGCAAAAGTCTATGGGCAAGAATGGCGTGATTTGGCAGTATTAGCGTAATTAACAAAAGGAAAATATCATGGCTCTTGAAAAAATTATTTCCCCTGATTTGATTGAAGTGGTTGAAAACGGCTGCGTTCAAGTACGCACCAAGACCGCCATCATGGAGGACGGCAAGCAGATCAGCGGCACGTTCCACCGCCACGTTGTTGCCCCCGGCGATGACTACAGCGTAGAGGATGCCCGTGTGAAGGCTATCTGTGCGGCAACACACACTGCTGACGTTGTCGCTGCTTACGTGGCTGCACAGGAAGCTACTGCCCAACCATGATCCGCACTGCCTCTGGCCCAATCCTGTGGTACATGAAAACCTGTGGCTTCCAGGGCTGGACATCGTTCTGGAA